TCAGTTCTTCGGCCCCTTCTTGCCGGTCTTATAGGTCTCGACCACGGTGGTAGCAGGCCGACGGTTGGCCTCCTTCACCGAGATAATCTGCCCGGTCCGGGCGTCGCGTCCACGCTGATGTTCCGCCATGATCAAGCCGCCTTCATCGAGATGGGGAACGGCCCGCGCTGTGGGGCGACATCGGGGAACCGCCGCCCCCTCATCGTCTCAGACACCCGCCCCTGGTTGACGCCGCAAAGCGCTGCGGCCTGATGCTGCATCATGCCCAGTTCAGTGACGAGATAGCGGATATGTCCGGCCATGGCCGGAGTGACAGTCGGTGAGCACTTACGTCGCATATTGAGATCCTTCTCATGCGACAGAACCGTGTTGACACGACGCTCCGATAGGCCCTAAAGGGAGCCTCGCTAGCGAAATTCACCGCGGTTCTGTCGCGGTTATCCAAATCGGCCCTGGGGTGTGCAACCGCCCCGGGGCTAATTTCGTTATTGAAGCGATTCATTTCGGAACGCAAGCTGAATCTCGCCTGGGAGCCCCTCAGAGCGCTTTTTGGCGTTTGTGGCCCCCGGGAGCACAAATCCGCCGAGATTGCTCTCATAACCCGTTAGATCGCCGAATTCGGCGCATTTAGGCGCACAGACGCCCTACCTAAGCCGAATTCGACGAAAATGGTTAACCGTTCCCCTTGTGTCCGCCTATGTTCACAATGGTTCGGCTAGTCACTCAGCGGTTGCGGTGCCAGCTGTGACAACGGCAATATGCTCACGGCGCCGCGCCGCTATTCGCTTCGCCTTCTCGTGATTCGCCTTGTTGTAAATTCTCGTCACCTCCAGCGTGGTGTGGCCCGACACCGCGCGGACGTCATCGGTGCCACTGTCCCCGATCTCCGTGATGCCGCCATGGCGGAAGCTGGTGAACTTGAGGTCCGTCGGCAGCCCCGCCTTGTCGCGGATGCGCCGGTGCAACTTGTTCATGTAATCCTTGGTGTATGCTTGGCCCGTCCGCTCATCGAGGATGATGAGGTCGGCGGCGTCACGGCGTTCGATCCGGCGGATTTCGGCTTCAAGCTCGGGATATAGGTCGAGCCGCTCGCCGTCGATCGTATCGACCAGCGGGATGTCGACCACGTTGCCGGTTTTCGACTGGATAAGGCCGATCCGCTCGCCGGGGACATATCCGCCCCAGCGCACGCCGCGGCTGACCCGGCCGTCTGGGTCCTCGAAACCGAAGGCGTCATAGACGCGCTGGCACGCCTCGAAACAGATTGCGGCGGCGGTCGCCATGCTCTGCTTGCCCATCTCCCGCGCGGCGGCGCGATAGGCGTCATACTCGGCGCGCGTCGCCGCCCGGTTGCCCCGGCCCGCGCCGCTGCTCGACTTGATGCCCATACCAGCGAACGGGTTTTCCTTAACGCCCGTGGCCTTCCCGTGGCGCGCCGCTTGGTTCCAGACGAGGCGGCAGACCTGCATTGCATAGGAGCCCTGCCGCTCACCGTGCTTCTCGCGCAGCTTTCTATAGAGCGTGTCGGCGGCGGTCGCATCGATCGCGCTGGCCTTCCGCTGGCCGAAGGTCCCCGCCTTCATGGCGACGTCCTCGATCTGGTTCATGCAGACCTGGTAACCCGCGCGGGTGTTGTGCCTGAGGCCGGTGAACTTCTCGAGCTTCCGGTACCAGCCGAACAGCCAAGCGACCGAGCCGGGGACGACCTTCGACAGCGCGCCCTCGCGCCATTCCTTGAACGCCTTGTTCAGCGCCTCGGCGTGCGTGATGGCCTTCGCCACATCGGTCCCCAGCGGCGATGACGAGACGGGACAGGTCTTCCCGTGCCGCTCGGTCGGCGGCGACGCCCATTTGGGCCTGACCCAGTAATAGGCTTTCCCGCCGTCGGCACGGCGGTGGATTTGGACATAGGAAGGCAGACGGACATTAGGCAAAGCCGAGATCCTCAGCGAGATCGGAATTGAATAGGTCGGCGAGCGCCGCATCGAGATCGGAGCGCAGCGCGAGCATGGCGCCCTTCGGGCCGCGCGGCCGGAAGTTGACCTTCCCGGTCTTTTCCCATTCGCGCAGCTGCGCCTCGCCGATGCCGGTATAGGCCAGCGCCGTTTCGCGGTTCATGCCCGCCGGCCAGTCGGGCAGGTCGGCCAGCGCCAGTCCCATTATGCACTCCCCTCCACCGGAATATGAGCGCGCAGGAATGCCGCCAGGCGGGCGAGCGATTCCGTTTCGGCCGTCGCGCGGACCCGGCGGCATGCCGGCGCATCGGTCACAGCGTCGCAGAAGAAGCGAGACGGATCGGGGCCGGTCCCATCGTGGCCGCTCCGATACATGCAGCCCGGCGGCGCGATCATCATAGCCGCGTCCAGTTCGGCGCCGCGCTCCCATAGGCTGGCGAACTCCTCGTGCGCCATGCAGTGCTGGAGGCTGTTGGCGAAGCTGGCCAGCGGTCGGGCTGCCCGAAAAATCGCGAACAGCTCGTCCTGATCCAGCGATCGGCCGTCGTGCATCCGCTCGCACTCGTTCGCCAGCATCTCCAATGTGTCAGCGTCACGCATTGGCGGGGCCCTCCATTTGTGGCGCGCGCCAGCCTGCGGGGATACCGCCCGTCTGCTGGACGCAATCGCGGATCACGGCGAGCGACGAAGGCCGCCAGCCTTTGCCGTTCCAGTCCGCGTCGAGATGCGCGTATTGTGCTCGATGCCGGGCGCCGCTCTGGATCGACGGCGCGTGTCGCGCGGCCTCCTCCTGAAAGATCGCCCGATCCAGCATGTCATGCGACCGGAGGTCTTCGATCAGCGCGTTGCGATAATCGAAGCACCGGCATGCGGTCTCGTTGTCGGTCAGATCGTGCCGGCCCTTCAGGTGAAGATAGGCGATCATGCTGATCCGCATCCGCTGGCGGCTGGCGAGGCGATGGCACCGCGCCCCGTACTGATCAGCATGGGCTTGGCCGATCGGCTGTCCGCACCATGCACAGGCGGGGCCACGAGCAAGGCCGGTGTCTCGCTCGACGACCAGCGACGACCACGGCTGCATCCCACCTGGAAAGGCGCTCTCGCTCATCGCGAAACCGGAGGCGGTCATGCGGCGGCCCTCCCATAGATGGCAGCCAGCGCCGCTTCCGTGCGCAGGATCGCCTTGCCTATGGCTTCGGGGATCTGGGGGATGACCGCGTCGCCGAACGCTTCGACGATGAGACTGGCCGCAGACTGCCCTTTGCCATCGCCGACATCAACGCGCGTCCCAGCCAGCCGGGCGGATAGCCCATCATCCAGCCGTAGGTGATCGGCAAGGTGGCCGAGGGACCAATTAGGCCCGCTTCGGTCAGCATTGCCGCGATCTGGCGAGCATAGGCCCACTTGTCCGGTGCCCGGTCCGTCATCGCGCCGTCGAGCACAGCGTCCATCGTTGGCGATTTCCGCTTGTCGTATGCCGGGGACCATGCATCCATCCGCTTGTCCCGCTTGGTCGGGGTCGGGAGTGTCTCGGGCATCAGGAAATGCACGACCTCCCCCATGTTCGGGGTCCGATCGAAGTCGTCCTGATCCGTGGTCATACGACCCTTCTGCCGTCTCAGCACTGATCCCCGTGGGGCAGGATTCGCTGTTGGCGTACCCAGCATCCCCGCATGGCGCGATGGATAGCCGTTCAGCTGGCTCAGCACGTCCCCACGGAAGCCCCGATCGGCATCCGTCTTGCGCGGTGTCGCCAGCATGGCTTCCTGCAACTGGTGGCGCGCTGATCCCATCCGACCCGTGTCCCCGTGACCACCCGCCTTCATATCCGAAGCCCTGGGCGTCGACATCGGCAACCTGTGCAAGGTCGCAACCGATGAGCCAGCAGCGGGGTCGTTCGTGGTTGGCTCCAACGTCGCCAGCACGAACCACGACCGGCCAGCAGGCGTAGCCGATTGCCTCCAGTGCAGCGATGACGGCGTCAGCGCCGCGAGTTCGGAGATTAGCGCTGTTCTCAAGAGCGAACCAACGAGCTCGGACTTCGTCGATGATGCGGATGGCTTCGAAGTAGAGGCCCGAGCGCTCCCCTTCGACGCCTTTGCCCTTGGTGTTGGCGCTGCTGATATCTTGGCAGGGAGGGGAGCCGACGACGATGGACGGAAGTCGTCCAAGATCAGCGAGAAGTCGGTCTGCCGTAAGGGTGCGGACATCGTCGTAAACCTTCACGCCTGGATTGTTTTCGGAATAGAGCGCGCGCCGCCAGGCTTCGACTTCGCAGGCGGCGATCGTCGTGAAGCCGGCGCGGTGCATGCCGAGAGACCAGCCCCCGGCTGCCGCGCTAAATAGGTCGAGCACCTGCATCACTTCCGCCCCTCCCCGTGCGAGAGGGATGCGGGATCGTACCTCGATGGCCAGAAATCGCACGACGTGAAAGCGTTGCGGATCGCCCCAAATAGCCCGTCGCACCGCTTTCCGTGCCGACAATCGGCGCAGGTGGCACCGGCAGGTAGTTTTCGCTCGGCGGCATAGTTGGGCTCAGCCACGGTCAGCCTCCCCGTGCGAGAGGGCGGCGGATGCGTGCCAGCAACCGGCGGCGTCCATCTTGTCGCGAAGTGCGTTGTACGCCTGCTCTACCGCGTGCCAGCTGCGGGTGCTGATAGCCGCGCCGATGGCCTGCACTTCACCGCGACGCCATTCGTGCGCCTGCTGTTTCAGCACCTCCCCCGCCGGGACCGCATCGACAGCGGCTGACGACGCCAAAAGCGCGCCATGCAGAGCCTCGTTATGTTCGGGCGTGATATTGACACGATCAGGCTTGGCTTCTGGATTATACCCTTCATCCGCATCGACAGCGGGCGCGGGGGTGGCGAGGGTGGCAACAGCGCCTGTTTCGTCGTCAATGATCCCGGCATCGATAAGCAGGCGGTGAAGCGTAGCGGACACGTCGCCTTCCCATTCCTCGCTACCCTCGACCACCTGCCAATCGACAAGCCCCAGCTTGCTCGCAAGCCGATTGAATACGAAATCAACGGCGTCGTCGGCGGTGTAACCGTTCTCGATTTCCTCCCCCGCATCGCCCGCGCGGCTGTCGAGGGCGGCGAGGGCTTCCCGCATAATAGGATCGAGCGCCCGCGCCTCTATTGCCAAACCGTCAAGCGTCTTGCTTTCCCGGTCGGTGCCCCGGTCCCGCCCGAGAAAGGCGAGCGTCACGGCAACAAATTCAAGCCCCTTCTGCACCGCCTCGCGCACAGCATCCGGCGTCTTGTGAGCGTCCATCACAGGCCCTCCGATTCTACGAAAGTGGCATCATCGTCCGCGCCTTCTTCGGGCGACAGGAACAGCCAGTAATCGGCCTCGACGGCTTCGCGGATCATGGCCGGTGGCAAATTGAAAACAGTGGCTATGGTCGCGACGGTCTGCTTCCCGCCATTCAGCGCCAGCCACACGCCGATCGCGCCGCCCACGATATTTGCGCCCGGGTTGCCCGAGCCATCCTCCCCGCCTTCCTCGCCAAGATTCCAGCTGAAAGGGTCATTTCCGAACTGCGTGAACATCGGGGTTCGCACAGCATCCGGCGTCTGTCGGGTGGTCATGCTGCACCTCGCGGATTGCCGTTGAGCCAATAGTCGGATCTACCGGCCTTGCTCACTGGCTCGCCATCATCGCCACACCCGTCACCCTCGCAATCTGGGCATTCGCCTACGTCCGTTTCCAGGTAGGGGTCGTCGTGCTGCGGATCGCTGCGGAACAGGCGACCTTCGATACACCGGTAGCTCATGCCTTCCCCCCATCGCTGGCGTGAGAGGCGGGGGTGGCAGAAACAGGGCAAATGTAATTGCACGGTTGCCCGTCTTTGGGGCGGTAATGAAAGCCGCCCTTCTGTGGCACACCCACGAACCCACACTTGTTGCAGAATCCGCGTTCCCCCTCCCCCTGGCGGATCGCGTCTGCGGAGAGGGTGGAGAGGGCTTCCTTGGCGATACGCTGAATAGTGCCGATGTCGCTGGCGATGGCATAGGCCATACCGCTCAACTTGGCACCTTCAGCATCCGCCATGCGCTGAAGATAGCCCAGCGGATTGCAGACATCTTCGAGTGCCTGGCGGTACGCCGCCTCCCGATCCATCGCGGGCGGGGCGGCGGGCTCATCCCAATGCGCGTTGAGGATCCGGGCGACGCGATCAGCAACCTCGCGCGGCTCACTGCAATAGCCGCTGACGATCAGCGTCGGAAAGCAGAGCGAAATCCGCGTGCCGGTTTCGGTCTTCTCCGGCGCCTTCTGGTAGTGAACGGCTATCGTCTCAGCGTCCAGGTCCTCACTATCGAGGTTCCGCAGGTAAGAGGTCGCATTGACCGTCCAAGAGACGTGTTCGCTCTTCGTGCTTTCGGGTATGTCAGCCACGGGCGGCCTCCTCAGATTTCGCGCGGCGTGCCTGCTGGCGGCGCAGGTCAGCGATGGCGTGCCAGCGCGCGGCGGCCCGCTCGACCATGGCGCACCACACCTCGGCGATGCGCTCGTGGGACTCGATCAGGTCACGCCCGATCGACCGAGTAGAATAGACGCCGATGGCGGCAATGGCGGCGATGCTGCCCGCGCCCACAGCATGGGCGACGTGATCAGTGAAGGTCATCAAATGGGCCTCCGAGTGGTTGAATAGGAAGGGCGCGATCGAGCGCCGCCGACGCCCAGGACGCGGCTCTGCGAATAGCCGTCGTGCTCGTCGCGCGGCCGGCGGAAGGGGCGGTGACCCCAGCCGTCGGGGAGCACGAACTTGAAGTCGCCGTTCGGTGCGATGACCTTGATCCGGCCGGACTTCATCCGCTGCACGATCGGACAGTCGAAGGCGAAGACGACAGGCAGCGCGTTGAGGCCGACCCACCATTCGCCGGGTGTCGACTGGCGGCGGACGGTCATCGCTTCGCAGGTCAGCGGGTCCAGACCTAGGCGCATGATCGCCATGACCTGCTCGCGCGTCCACCGCTCTCCGCCGACCTGGGCACCGCCCTCGACGCTGTAGCCTCGAATATCGCCGTACCACGGGTACCGGCCGCTGATCTGGACGGCGCGCTTGTCGGGCTGCCGGCCGATAGGGGGCGTGTTCGGATCAGCCATGGGTCGCATCCCGACGCGACTGGTCGAGGTATTCGGCCAAGCCGTCCGCCGCTTCGACCGCGAGGCCCGCCTTCTCGCTGCGCCAATCGTGCGCCGCCTTATCAGCCTGGGCCTGTAGGCTCGCGCTCTTGAGCGCCAGCGTCGCAGCCGAAACCTGCCGGCGGAGATGATCTAGACCGATACGGCGGCCATGCCGCTTGTGGAAATCAGCCGCCAGTTCGACGGCCAGCCGCAGCGAGCCAGGCTTCATGCACAGCGTTTTTGCGCGGCCAGCTATCGCGTTCATCGCATCGTCGCGGCGCGAGGAGGTATAGCCGAACTGCTTGTAGTTCTCACGGACCGAGGGAAGCAGCATCTGCTCCTCCAGCATCTTGAGGCCGACGGCGACAGGGCGCAGCTCGTCCAGCGCGCGGACCAGATCGGGATCGATGATCGCGCTCACAGGACGAATCCCGGAACGCAGTAAATCCCCTGGCACCGAGCCAGCACGGTGACGACGCTGCGGCCATCGCAGATCAGCCGGTCGCCGGAGGCCAGCTTGACCACCTGGCAGCCGAAGTCGGCGGCGGCGCAGACGGCGCGGGCGTGCGACCGGATCTCCCGATCCGCCGTATCGTAATCGGCGTTCGGGTTGATCCGCTGCATCCACCGATTGACCGCGTGGCGCGTGACGCTGATGTGGTGCTCGGTCATCGCGCACCCCGCATTGCGCCAGCCTGTTCAGCCAGATCGCGTTCCCATGCAGCCCGGCCCGGCCACTGCTGCCAAAATGCGGTGGCCACCACCGTAGCATCCTGCATCGGCAGGTTCTTTTCGAAGGTGCGCCAGCCGTCCCGGTGCTGCTCCTGATGACAGCGATCGCACAGCGGGATGCAGTGACGATCGGCGACCTTGGTCCCCGTACCCTTCCCGCCCGCATGGTCGACATGAGCCGCGACAATGGGATTGGTGCGGTCGCCGAGCGTATGGCACGCCACGCACGGCAGCCTGCGCAGCCAGCGCTTATATTCCTCGGCACGCTTCCATGTCGGGCGACCGGCGCGGGGCGGCTTGCGGGTCTGGAATGCCGATCGCGGCAGGCGGGCCGGGCGCATTATGCCTGACCTCCGGCCCGCATTTCGGCGGCCGCCTGCTCGCACAGCAACGCCACGCGGGCGCGCTGGTTCGCGATGTGCGCCTCAATGAGGGGTATCGCCAGCTTATAGTCGACATGGAACAGGCGGTGCCCACTCTCACCGGATGGGACGCCTAGTTGCAGACCTCCCTGGCGCCGGCCGTACGCGTCTCGGATGTCCGCCGGCGCGAACTTGTCGATCGCGCCTTTAACGTCTGCCAACAGCTTTTCGGCGGCTGCGATTTCGCCATAGGCAATCGCAATGTCGGTCGCAGTCGTCTGCGTGATCATGCCGACACCGCCTGCCCGGCCGCCATCTGCTGCAGCATGTCGACCTGCTTCGAGACCGACAGTGCTTGATACCGTGCCCGCAACACCGACAGCGTCAGCTGCCGACGGTCATCGTTCCTATGCTGGGGAATGCCCGCGATGCAGGACATAGCGATCTCCTCGACCGCTTCGCTCGCATCAGGCGGCGATCAGCGGTGAGGAGATCAATGTGCTATATGAGCACACTAGTCAATGCTAATTTCGCACACTTTTATCGAGCAACCTCATTCACGGCATCCATATACGAGGTGGGTATTGTGAAAATGGCCGTCTCCCCACCGTTCGAGCGAATCTGGATATCAAGCATACCGTCGGTCGCGTGCTTCTTGACATCTTCGGGGGAGATTTTCACGGTGAAGTCTTCGGACAGCGAACAGCCATATCGACAACTCCCGACCTTGCCGCCTGTACGAGTAAAATCAACCGGATCGCCCCCACGGAACACGGCTTTCGTATAGTAGCGCCAGTCGCCCGAATACATTACGAAGCCGTCGATCAGCAGAGGCCCGACGGTGCCGGACTTTTTAATCCGCGCAACGAAAACCGCCCCGGTTCCCCCGCGCTCAGTTTTGAAATCGATAGTAGGGGCCACATACTCGACGCGCCCTGCGAACTCATCTGTCGCGACATCAACCTTTACGCCATTCGTTGCTACGATCTGGCTTTTCACGGACTGTGCGGCGGCTGGCATAGAAATCGCGACAAGAGCGCTTGCTGCTATCAAACGAAGCATTGGTATCCCCTGTTTTGCCCGAATCAGAGTGGGCTTTGCCTCCATACCACACGGCCGATAACTTCGTATCCTGACTGACCCAATATCTGCACCATGTGCTTGGGATTCGACGACATCGGCTCAAGCCTAGCTGGTCCAAGTCGGAAGCGCTTTAAGGTCGCCTCCCCATCGGGATTTCGAACGGCGTAAATACGGCCCTCGTCGAGGCCTTTCTCGTCTGGATCTACAGCGACTAGGCCGCCCTCTGCGACAAATTCGTCCATCGAGTCGCCCTGAACCGACAAGGCAAAGGTACGCGGCCCACCCTCGACGCAGTGGACGACACCCATATCCTCCTCTTGGCCATCGACCCAAACGCCAGCCGATATTACGCCTCGTACTGGTATAAACCGCTGCGGACTTCCCACGCCTTGGCCATCAAGCCAGCGCCTCAGGTTGACGCCCTCGTGATAGTAAAGCTTCCGCGAACGGGCGCGGACCTTCGCCACGGCGTCGCGCGTGAGCCCGATCGCCTCACCAATAGCTTTGTCGGTGAGGCCGGTGGCATCCCGATAGGCATTAAGTTCGTCGACGATATCCATTCGTCCCATGTGCGAAAATGGTGCGCCCTCGTCAGCAACTGTTTTCGCACATTCTCGCTTGACTATTTTGTGCGATATCAGCACATATGCGGAATGCCTAAGGTTACGGACATCATTGAGCAACTTGGCGGCGTCCGCAAAACTGCGGCAGCGCTCGGCGTCCCCCCGACCACCGTGCAGAATTGGAAGCGTCAAAATCGGGTTCCGTCATGGCGAGAAGCGGATTTGTATGCGGCGTATGGTCGAATGGCCACGAAGGCGCAGGTGGCAGCATGACGGGCCCGCGCCAATCGCTCGATGCGAATCTCAATCGGTTTCGTCGTTACTGGGCCATCCGTCTCGCAGCACGTCAACCACTGCGAGATACGCCTCTTTCCCAGGCTCGGGCAGCGTTTTGCGGTTCGAATCCTGAAGATCATCAAGGAAGTCGGTGATGACAAGGTTCGGAGCGCCCGCGCGCCGCAACGCATCGATGATCCCGCCCACCAGATTGGCCCACGCGAATAGCGCGGTTTGGTCAAATGGAGGCGGCGGCGGATTTTCTGCGAGTTCCTGCTTTCTGCGGCTCGGCAAAGCACTTCTCCGTGGTGTTGTTGCAGTCCCACGGTGGACCGGACGGGGGCGGGTCGCAAGCCCGCTCCCGAAAGGTGCTGCGGCATATCAGCGCCCCGCTTCGCAGGTAGCAGCATAATGGCCTGCCACCCCGAAGAGCCGTTCACGGCGGCGCAGGAAGCGCGCATCCGCCGCGAGACCGCCGCCCCAACGCTTGGGGCGGCGATAGATCGAGCGATCAGCCTTGCTCGTCAACAATCTGAGGAAAGCGTTGAGCAACCTCAGCCTGCACAGCGTCACGGGACGCTGTGCTCGTGTTGATCCGCCCCGCCTCAGCCAAGACTTGCTGCCGGATGCGCGACACGGCTTCATCTCCGATTGCGCCTGTAGCGTGCAGTTCACGAACAAGCGCGAGCATTCCGGTGAGGCCTGCCGTTGCGGTGGCCGCGACGACTTCTGTCGCAGGATCATATTCTGCCATTTGTTTTGCCCTTCGTGGTGGTCTTGACAACTCCACGTTAGCCGAAGGCCGGGGCGCGTCCAGTGCCCCGGCTGGAGGGCGCTGACATGACCGCCGACATTCACTTCCTCTCCCTTACGGCTGCCCCCGTACTCCCCACCGCTGGCAGCTGTGACCCCACCCGCGGCGCGTCGCTTCCCTGCGCCGCCGGTGAGTTGGTCGACCAGCGCGCGGGCGATTGCGATGCGGACGGGTTTGGGTGCGGTGGAGAGGGTATCCCTGTTCATGCCGATGGAGGTGCCCGATGACCGGCCCAACTGTCGTTGCGAAAGCGGAACCGATCTCGAAACCTCGGTTGCATGCGAAGATCATGCGCGGGTGGGCTCGTGCGATCGACCGCATGGGCAAGGGCGCTTTTCTCGACGCGATCGAGTGCAGCACCCAGGCGCTGGATAAGCAGCTGGCCGGGTCGATGCCTTCGCTAGAAACGCTGGACCGCGCACTGGCGGCCGAGCCGACCGTACTCGACGACTGGCTGGCCGTGCGCGGTAAGCGGCTCGTTGATCAGGACGCCACCTGCGACGTGGATGACATGGGTTTGCTGATGGCTCGCGTGCTGGTGATGATCCAGGAGGCCGAGCACCCCGAGGGACCGGGTGGCCGGACGATCGTCCCGCAGGAATATTTGAACGGCGAGAAAATCATGCGCGAACTGCACGCGGTGACCGGTCGCTGGATCGAGAAATGTTCAGACATTCGACGGCCCCGTGAGGTGGCCTGACACAGGGAATTGAGCGCCGCTGAGCGCGGCTTGGAGTGACGACAATGACGATTGCCAATGACGACGCGGGAGCGGCTGGCGCTGCTTTCGCGACCGAAGAATTGCGTCTTGCGATGGTGCAGCCTGCGGCGGCGGTGATCGTCTCGGGAGGCAAGAAGTATCGCTTCCTGCCGATCGCCTACACCGCGCAGGCCGTCATCCCTTTGCTCGAGGTGGCGGCGTAATGGCTGACGAAGCCGACATCGCCGCCCAGTTGGAGGCGGAGCACATCAGCCGCAGCCTTCAATCGCTGCCTGTGCCGATTTCCGGCACAGATGGCGGCATCTGCGAGGACTGCGAGTTGGAAAGCCCGCGCCTGTTCGGCGGCCAGTGTGCATGGTGCCACGATGGTCGCGTGCGGCCGGACCAGCACCAGCCGGAGCCCGCCCCGCGCATCGCGCCGGTCACGTTCGAGCGTGGCCGCAAGCCCTTCATCCCGGCGCACATCATTCGCGCCGCCAATGACGCCGGGCAGTCGCTCGACGTCTTCGTGACCGCGCTGATCCTGCGCGGATTTGCCGCCTTTGAAGCGGCCAACAGCAAGGGAGCATGACCATGGATATCCAAGTGAAGTCGTCCGACCTCCGTCGCGCGGTCGCCATCGCGGGCAAAGTCATCGAATCCCGCAGCAGCATTCCCATCTTGGGCATGGTCCACTGCCATGCGAACGGGGCACTGGAGGTAACCGGCACCGATCTGGACATGACCGTGACGACGCGGATCGAACGTGAGGCGGGTCCGATGTCCGATTTCGTCCTCGCGACCCCGAAGCAAGTCGCCTCGGCAATCGGGGCGGCGGGCGGGAAGCAGGTCGGCATCAGCGCGATCGACGGCAAGGCGGTCATCGTGTCCGACGACCTCCGGCTGTCTGCTGGCACCCTGCCCGTGGACGATTTCCCGGTTCACCTTGATGCGCCGCTCGAGCCGATTTTCGCGGCCACGCTGTCAAAGGCGAACCTCGCCGATTTTGCGCGGATCGCCATGGCGGTGTCGACGGAAGAGACGCGCTATTACCTGAACGGAGTCCACCTCTCGTCCATCGACGACGGACGGATACGTGCCCAGGCAACCGATGGTCACCGGCTGTTCTTCGTCGAGATCGCCGTACCCGATGCGAAGGGCTCGTTGCCTGCCGGCGGTGTCATCGTCCCGCGCAAGGCGGTGTCGGTGCTGCTCGATCTGGCAAAGTCGTCCGAGGACGGGGCTCGCCTCACGATAGGCCATGTCGCGCATGCCAACCGCGATGAAACGCTTGCGCCTGAGAAGACGACCAAACCTCGCCTTCGGATGACGTTCCGCGAGCGCGCGGGCCAGATCACACTGTCATCGAAGTCTATCGACGGGACGTACCCCGACGCTCAGCGCGTCGTCCCCGCCCCCGGTGGCGTCCAGGCGCTGTTCAAGGTCGCCGACCTCCGTCGCGCCATTAAAGCGATCACCGGCCATAGCAAGTTCAGCCACGCGACCAAGCTGGAATTCCAAGAAGACGGGAAGGTCTTGATCTCGTCCGCCTATGTCGAGATCGGCCTGAAGGCGAACGTCGTCGTGGCGGCGGAGCACAATAAGGCCGGTTTCACGGTCGGCTACAACGGCGCCTATCTCGACAGCGTCCTCTCTGCCGTTCGAGGCGAAGAGATCCTGCTCGACACCGCCAGCCCCGACACCCCCGCACTCTTCCGCGATCCAGCCGACACGGCGTGGACGGCGGTCCTCATGCCGATGAGGTTCTGACGATGGCCGATGCGGCAGAAACCAACTGTGCCGTAAAACCGGCACAGAAGGGCCATCCCCTGAAGGTCGAGCGAATGATGGGGCTGCATACGGCGGCGATGATGCTCGGTGGCATCGAGAAGCTGGCCGGTGCGCTCGACATACAGGAGCGCGGCACGCGTGCCAAGATCAGCGGAGAGCGTGGCGTTTCGGATGCCGACCTGCTGGCGACGGCGGCGGCGCTGGATGAGCGCGCCGACCGGGTCCGAGCGCATGCGGAGAAGCTTCGCCAGGAGGCGCAATCGGCATGACCGGCCGGCCGCCCCTCACCTCACCTGACGCGGACCTTCAGGACTTTCCGTTCATGCCGCTGCATGTCGCTCGCCTGCGCGACAGCGACCTTGCGGCGGAGGGCGATCCTGAGGGCTGCTGGTACGCGGTGCTGCTCTGGGCGGCGGCGTGGCACCAGCTTCCCGCCGGGTCGCTGCCGGACAACGACGCGGTGCTTACGAAGCTGTGCGGGCTGGGCCGGGACTTGCGGACGTTCCGCAAGCACCGCCCGGATGCACTGCGGGGCTTCGTCGCCTGCGATGATGGTCGCCTATACCATCCGGTGATCGCCGAGCAGGTGGCCGCCGCCTGGGAAAGCAAGCTGCGACAGCGCTACAGGACGGAATGCGCGACGATCAAGAAGCGCAATGACCGCGCCGGTGCCAATGGCGGCGAACGCGAACCCCGTCCCCTGTTCAGCGATTGGTTGTCCCTCAACCATCCCGCATCCGTCCCCTTTGTGTCCCTAGGGACAGACGATGTTGTCCCTAGGGACAACGGCTCCAAGGGAAAGAGAGAGGGACAGGGACAGGGAGACTCTGGTTCAGAAGCTGACGCTTCTGCGGCGGCTGGTCAACCTGCCACACCTGCGCCCGCCGACCCCGAGAAGGTCATGTTCGACCAGGGCCGCGCATTCCTCGCCGCTCAGGGCATCCGCGCCGACAAGGTCGGTCAGATGCTCGGGAAATGGAAACGCGACCACGGCGCCCCGGCGGTGATCGTCGCCCTCGGCAAGGCCCAGCGCGAAGGCGCGATCGACCCCATCAGTTTCATCGAAGGATGCCTGCGAAATGGCCAACAACCTCATGGAAGCCGCCCCCTCAACGGTCAGCGAGGCGGCTGGAACCCACGACCTGGCATGGAAGGCGCTGAGCCTGCTTTTCTCCCCGACTGAGGTGGCAGCCGCCGCGCTTGGTGCCGATGCCGACATCGCGATCGATGCCGCCGTCGCGAAGAACACCAGCGAGATGGTGGCAGTGCCGACCGATGCACAGGGCCGGAAGTCCTGGGACAGCGCCATGGACGAACGCCTGCGGCGGCTCGCCGCCAAAGTGCTGCCCACGGCCAGCGCCGAGGCCGCAACGGCATGGCGCGAGGCCATGGTCGAAGCCCTGAGCGACCTGCCAGCCATGATCGCGCTGACCGCCGCGAAAAAGGCGATCCACAAGCCGTTCCGGTTCGTCGGTGAGGTCGAACCCGCCATCCGCGAGATCGCCGAGGCGATGATCGAGCGTCGCCACGTCCGCGCCGCCGCGCTGCAGCGAATGCGCGACGCCATCAAGCGGGCCGCCAATCCGGCCCCCGCCCTGCCTCCGATGGAAATCACCGCCGCCGGAATCCGGGCGATGAAGGAGGAGATGCGAGCGCTTGGCCTGCGGGCGGGCTTCATCACCCAGGCCGAGATCGACGCGGCGCTCGGCTATGACGACGACCAGGCGGCGGAGGCCAAGGCAGCATGACCTATGCGGTGCTTCACGGCGACTGCCGCACGCTGATGGCTGGCATGGAGGATTGCTCGGTCGACTCCATCGTGACCGATCCTCCCTATGAATTGACCTCTGCCCGCCCCGGCGGTCGGTCGCCTGCCACGCAGGGCAAGGTGATGAAGGGGTTCATGGGAATGGAGTGGGACGGCAGTGGCGTGGCGTTCGATCCGGAGACTTGGGCGGCGGCATTGCGCGTGCTCAAGCCCGGCGGCTGGCTGGTCGCATTCAGCGGAGCGCGCACTTATCACCGCATGGCTTGCGCGATCGAGGATGCCGGTTTCGAAATCCGCGACCAGATCATGTGGATCTATGGCAGCGGCTTCCCAAAGGGCGGCAACCGCGATGGCAAGGGCACGTGCCTGAAACCAGCGCATGAACCGATCGTCCTCGCTCGCAAGCCGCTGATCGGGAGTGTAGCTCAAAACGAGGCGGCGTTCGGCACAGGCGCTTTGAGCATTGATGCTTGCCGGGTTGAAGGAGAAAAAACCACGACCAAGGTACGGCTGGCGGGTGACCGCTCGCGAGAGCAATACCGTATGGGCACCACCATTGGCGGCAACGTTGAGGCGCCGTTCGGCCGGTGGCCCGCTAATGTTGTGCATGACGGCAGTGACGATGTGCTGGCGGCATTCCCCGATGCCCCTGGTCAGCAGGGCGACCTTCGTGGTCATGCCAAATGCCGCCAGTCCCCGAACGGCATCTTCGGCGGCATGCGCCCGGCACTCGACCACGCGGCGCGGGGTGACACCGGCACGGCGGCGCGCTTCTTCTATTGTGCCAAGGCCAGCAAGGCAGATCGCGACACTGGCCTTCAGTATCACGAATTGATTAGGATCGAAGCTACATGGGAAGACGTGGCCCTCAATCTTCGGCTCCGGGTGGATACGGCACAGTCTCCGCCAAGGGTTATCGGCGCATTTGGGATGCCGAACAGCGACGTTACCGCATGGAACACGTGGTTGTTTGGGAGCGAGCCCATGGGCCGATCCCTTCAGGGATGCAAGTTCACCACCGCAACGAGGACAAGCTCGACAACAGACTCAAAAACTTGGAATTGCTTAGTCCGCTGGTTCACAAGCGCGAGCATAGCGGCTGTGAGCTTCGTGACGGAGAGTGGTGGAAGCCATGCCGCCAATGCGGAGAATTGCGACACATCAGCGATTATTACAAACGGATCGACGGCATATCTTCCCGGTGTAAGCCCTGCACCATCCGGAACGCTGTTCAAAATAAGCGTAACCGCCGGGCGGTCTGACCATCCGACGGTAAAGCCCGAGGCGCTGATGCGCTGGCTGGTGCGGCTGATCACCCCGCCCGGCGGGCTGGTGCTCGACCCTTTCACCGGCAGTGGATCGACCGGCAAAGCGGCGGTGCTTGAGGGCTTCGACTTCGTCGGCTGCGAGCTGACACCCGAATATTTGCCGATCGCCAATGCGCGCATCGCAGCTGCCGTGGCGCGGGCGGAGCAGGCCCAGGCAGCTGCGCCGCAATACGACATGTTCGACGGGGCGGCAGCGTGAGGTGCCTAAAAACCACGGCACCCCCCCACCGTTTGAAACGGTCGACATATGCTTCCGTAACAAGGTCATCGTGCGGGGGATCAGCCCCAAGCGGTGGCGGTGGTCGGTCAACGACCCCGCGTACCCACCGAATTACGACTTCGACATCATCGACTGGCAGCTGACCGCAAAGGGGTGAGCGGCAGGCGGTGTTTATGGTATGTTCTCAACAGATTGGCAGGGCGGATTTTATGGGGCGGCAGATGAATAGCGCAGCGTTTCGGGCGTCGGTGGCGGCGGCAGTGCTGGCGGGCAAGCCCGTGCCGGTGCGGAAGCTGCCCAAGCCGGTCAGCAAGCCCGCACGGCAGCCGGTGCAGGAGCATGTCGACGCCACGCCCGAGCGTATCGCGCGGGCCAGTGACGACGATGGCGTTCGGCATGACCGCGTCGTTGACGCCATGATCGACAAGGCGGGCGAACGGGCCAAGCTGACGCGTCAGTTCGCGGACAGCTGGATCGACCGCATGCTGGTGCGCAAGCAGCTGACCTATCCGCAATGGTTCGCGTGCGACTGGTATGCCACCCTTCATGCAGCCGCCCACAGCGCGGCGCGTGTGGTCGCTGACTATGGCGAGGGATGCGGCGGGGCTGGCCGGGAGAACTATGGCCAGCCGCTTTCGGCCCGGCAGTGGGATGCCCGCCGCCGCCTGCGCGATGCCCGCGCCGCGATCCCGACCAACATGCTCGCGCTGTTCGACCGGGTCGTGATCGAGGATGCCATGCCATCGTTCACCAACGGCAGGCAGCGTGCGCGCTTCGCCGAGCACATCGCCGCCGCCGCTCAGAAACTGGCGGCAGCCATCAACGCGCCAGGCGCTTGACGACACAGCCCATTTCGTCCATACCAATCCATAGATGTGAGAGCCGCGCCCGAGAGGGTTAGCGGCTCTTTCCGTGTTAGCGGTCTTTCATGCCTTTGATCCATCCGCCGATGTCATCGTTGATCAGCTCCCTGAGCCAGACACACGCTACGAATTCTTCGCCATCTTGGATGAAGCCAATACGTTCTGCCTGATAGTCAACAACGGCTTGATAGGTTGTGCGGACCAACTGGCCAGGCTGCGGCAGCACCTCGAAGTCATAGTCCTGTCCTTGGTAGTCACCTTCGCCGTTCCCGATCGGCGGGATGAACAATCTTACCCTCATGTGTCGGTCTCCCTGTGCGGCTGCCGCACCATCACAGACTGGGCGCAGCTCGGCAACAGCAGATGGCCTCGCCTTTGGGTCCTTCCCGGCCCCATCTGTATACGGGGGGCAAAGGCGCAGAACGGCGCTAGGCACGAAAATCCTCTAGGATGCCGCCGCCTTGACATAGTTTTGGGCAGTTTCCTGCGGGTTTGGCGATCGTGGAGGCGGCATTTTGTCGATTGACACTGTCACCCTCACACGCGCCGACGTCGCATGGCTTGTTGGCATGTCCGACAGCTGGGTTCGCGATCGGATGCAGGCCGGGGACCTCCCCCGCCCTGGCGCGACCGCCGAGGAATATGTCGAGGCGTTCGTCGCGTACCGCGTCCGCAAGTTCGAGCAGGCCGAAGAAGACGGCACGCTGAACAAAGAGCAGGAGCAGGCCCGCCTTGCGAAAGAGCAGGCCGACGCGAAGGCGATGGACAATGCCGAGCGCCGCGGTGAGCTCGCCTCGCTGCCCGACATGGCGGCGGCTGGTGCCAGCGTCATCATCATGATCGTCGCGCAGCTGCAACAGGTCGGTGCCCGGATCGCGAAGGGTGACACCAGGCTGCGCACCCGGATCGAGACCGAGATCAATTCCATCCTCACCGACCTCAGCATGACGCGGATCGAGGAGGCTCGCGGCGGGGGCTTGGATGACGGCGAGCCGGAGGAAGACGAAGGCGGCTGAACCGCTCCGCGCGCCGGGGCCCCACGGTGTAGCGATAGCGCAGGCATGGCTGGCGGCGTGCAAGCCGCGCGAGCGCCCGCCCCTGTCGGCGTTCATGGTCGAGCATGCCCGTTCCGACGATGGCGCGCGGATACGGCCATTTCCGTTTCAATCGGATCTCGCCGACGCCTTCACTAACCTTGAGACGACACAGGTATCGGTCCGGAAGAGCAGCCGCATCGGCTACTCGACCATCCTGCAATGCTTCGTCGCCTGGCGCATCGCTTATGACCCGGCACGCACGCTGATCTATCAGCCGACGATCGACGATGCCGAAAAGTTCAGCCGCGACGATCTTGACCCGGTGCTGCAATGGAAGGTCGTCCGCAAGGTCGCGACGTTCAAACCTCGGCATGCCGACAACCAGATCCGGGCGAAGCGGTACAAAGGCGGCTGGATTCAGATCAAGGGTGCGAACAGCCCGAAGGAATTCCGGCGCGTCACCGCTGACGACGTCTTCTTGGAGGAATGCGACGGCTATCCATGGGCGACCAAGGAGGAAGGTGACCCCGCCCGGCTCGCGTTCAAGCGCAACCTGACCAGCCCGCGCCGGTTCAGCGCCGCCGGTTCGACCCCGAAGGTCAAGGGATTCAGTCGGATCGACACGCTGTTCGAGCAGGGCAGCCAGGAGTTTCGATACGTGCCGTGCCCAACGTGCGGGCACATGCAGACGTTGGTATTCGGCGATGGTACCGGCGCTGGCATCCGGTGGGAGCCGCGACACGCGCCGATGCGCGCCTGGTACCAGTGCGAAAACGGCTGCGAGATCGACGAAGACCACAAGCCGTGGATGGACGAGCAAGGCGAATGGCGGGCCCACAACCCCGCCGCCTTCCCCCGACATCGGTCCTTCCATATCTGGGCGGCCTATAGCCAGCATCCCGGTGCCGCCTGGCTGGAGATCGCCCGCGAGTTCCTGGAAGTTCGGCACGATCCGAATCTGCTGAGGACCTTCGTCAATCAGGTACTCGGCGAGGCATGGGCCGAAAAGGGCGAGGCCCCGGAGTGGCAGCGCCTTTACGATCGCCGGGAGAAGGCGATGATGGTCGGCACGCCTTCTGCCAAAGCCGCTCTGCTGATCGGCGCGGCCGACGTTCAGCGCGGCGGCGGTGGCCGTATCGACCTGGATATCTGGGCATTCCGGCCGGATGGCGGGCGCGAGTTCGTCGAGCGCATCGAAGTGTTCGGTCCCATTGCCAATCCGAAGACCTGGGCCGGGCTTGATGAGGCGGTAGCGCGAACCTGGGTGACGGCCGATGGCCGTCGCCTCCGCCTCGCCCGCGTCGCGATCGACTCCGGTGACGGCGAGAATACGATGGAGGTCTATCGCTGGGCTCGCCGCCATCCCGGCTTTGCCATGGCGGTGAAGGGTCGCGAGAGCATCGCCGCGCAACAGGCCATCGGTTCGCCGACGTGGCAGGACGTCACAGTCAACGGCCGCAAGATCAAGAAGGGCGTCCGGCTCTGGAACATCGGCACATCGATGCTGAAGATGGAGCTTTACGGCCAGCTGGCGCTGGAAAAGCCGGTCGACGGCGAAGACTATCCGAAGGGGTACGTCTTCCTGCCCGATGGCACGCCGGATGAGTGGATCAAGCAGCTGGTCGCCGAGGAGTTGCGCATCATCCGCCTGCGCAACGGCGGTTTCCGGCGGGAATGGCACAAGGTTCGGGATCGTAACGAAGCGCTCGACAACGCCGTCTATGCGCGGGCGGTCGCAGTCAGCCTCGGCGTCGACCGCTGGGGCCCGCGCCAGTGGGGCAAGCTGATGGGTGCCATAAAGGCACCGCGAAAAACTGCCGCCCCGGCGCAGGCATCAGAAACAGCCGCCGATCAGTCGTCCATGCCAACACCGCCGCCCCGCGCGAAACGCCCCGCGCCGGCCCGCCGGTCCAACCCGTTCACCAGTCGAGGGAGATAGCGATGGCATACCAGCAATCCGATCTCGACCAGCTGCACCAGACGCTGCTGACCGTCGCCACCGGCGCGCAGAAAGTCCGTTTCGCGGATGGGCGCGAGACGACGTTTCAGACGGTCGACGCCGTCACGGCCGCAATCAAGGTCGTGGATGCGCAGTTGAAGATGCAGCGCTTCGCCCAGGGCGGCATCTCGCGTCGTCGCACGCCCTATTATCGAAGCGGCCTCTGACCTTGGCCGGCCGCTCTTTCCTCGACCGGTTGCTGCGTCGCCCGACACCCGCCGCATCGGCGTCACCGGCGGCCAACCAGCGTATCCGCATGGGCCGGGGTGCCCGCGCCGCGTATGATGGCGCTACCCAGGGCAAGAGGGCGGCGGGCTGGCGGCGGAATCGGCTGGATGCGAACAGCGAGCTGACGCCCGCCGTGCAGGCGCTGCTGCGCGGCATCGCGGCCGACTTGGTCCGCAACAATCCGTTCGCGGCGCGCGGGTCGGCGAAGATCGCCGAGGCGATCGTCGGTACCGGCATCACGTTCCAGGTCTATCGGAACGGCAAGGTCGATGACCGACTGAACGACATCGCGCGCCGTCACCTCGATAAGGCGACCTGCGACGCAGGCGGGCGGCATGACCTGTACGGTCTCCAGTTGCAGGCCGCGCGGACGATCGTCGAGCGTGGCGGCGCTGTCGTGCGGCGGCGCTGGCGCCGGGCGTCCGATCGGCTGCCGCTGCCGTTCCAGCTTCAGGTGCTCGAACCCGACTATATTGATCCGTCGCACAACGGGCCGCTGTCGACCGATCCGGGCAAACCGGGCGGGTTCTGTGTCTATGGTGTCCAGTTCGATCCGATCGGGCGGCGCGAGGGGTACTGGCTCTACAACGGCCACCCCGGAGGCAACCGGGTTGACCGGCTCGGTTCGACCTATGTGCAGGCCAGCGAGGTCGCCCACATCTTCCGTGCCGATCGTCCTGAACAGGAGCACGGCGCGACTTGGTTCGCGCCGATCATCCTGCGGATGCGCGATTTCGCGGATTATGAGGATGGCCAGCTGACCCGCCAGAAGATCGCCTCGGCGTTCGTCGGCGTGGTCCGTGGTGATGATGATGGCGGCACCGTGCCCGGCATCGTCAGCGAAGGTGAAGACGGCGGCGATATCGTCGGTGACGGTATCGGTGAAGATCGCGAACCACTCGATTATGTCGAGCCCGGTACCTTCCAGTATCTGCGCAGCGGCGAAGAGGTCACGTTCTCCAGCCCGCCGTCGGTTGAAGGATACGGGGAATATACGAAGGTCTCGCTGCGCGCGATCGCGGCCGGTCTTGGCGTTCCGTATGAGGTCCTGACCGGCGATCTGTCCGATGTCAGCTTCATTTCCGGCCGCCTCGGCCGGCTGGAATATCGTGACACGGTGGCAGCCTGGCAGTGGCTGATGTTCATTCCCCAGTTTTGCGGCTCGGTCGAACGCTGGGTAATCGAAGCGCTCGATATGATCGGCGAGGATACGGCCGGCGTCGAATTGCGCTGGACGCCCCCGCCGACCAAAATGCTCGACCCGGCCACCGAGATCGCGGCCAATAAGGAAGCGGTCCGGTCCGGTCAGGCGACCATATCGTCGCTGGCGCGCGAACGCGGCGAGGACCCCGACAAGTTCCTGGCCGAGTGGAAGGCAGACGCCGAGAAGCTCGATACCCTCGGCCTGATCTTCGACAGCGATCCGCGCCACGTCACCTCTGTCGGCAATGCCACCAATCTCGCTGACGCCGTCGCGGCGCGGACAGCGCGGGAGCAACCCTAAATGGCTGAAATTTTGATTTATGGGATCGTCGGCGACAGCTGGGACGGTCTCGACGCGAACACGCTCGTCCCGCTCATCAGCGAAGGCGACGACGATCTCGACATCCGCATCAACAGCCCCGGCGGTTACGTCATGGAGGGGCTGGCGATCTTCAACGCGATTATCCGCGAGAAGAAGAAGGGCCGCACGGTCACATGCCACATCGATGGCCTCGCTGCCTCCATGGCGTCGATCATCGCCATGGCGGGTGACGAGACCATCATGGCCGACAACGCCCTGATGATGATCCACAATCCGTGGGATTGCGCGTGCGGCGATGCCGCCGAACTCCGCCGCGCCGCGGACCAGCTCGACCGTATCCGCGACCAGCTGGTCGGCATCTATGCAGCGCGCACCGGCCTAACCGCCGACGAACTGATCCCGATGCTCGATGCCGAGACCTGGCTGACGGCCAAGGATGCGCTCGACCAGAGATTTGTCACGTCGATCAGCGCTGCCATCGAAGTGCAGGCCGCGATCAGCGTCAAAGCATTCGGGTTCCGCAAGGCCCCCGATAGCCCGCTCATCACCATGATGGCGATGGCGGGTAACCGGACGGCGCCCGCCGCTCCGCCCCAGCAGAAGGAAACCAGCATGCCTCAGGGTAACCAGCCGGGCGGCGACAACCAGCCGCCCGCCGACACCATCACCGCAGTCGACGCGCAGGCGCGGGCCGATGCCGCCGTCGTCGCCGAGCGTCAGCGCACCGCTGGCATTCGTGCGCTTGGCACCAAACATAAGCTGCCCACCGAATTCATCGATGGCCTGATCGCAGACGGCACCGCCCTGGCGGCCGCCCGCGAACAGATCCTCGACAAGCTGGCCGAACAGGGCGACGCCGCCAATATCGGCCACAACAGCCCCGCGCGCGTCACCGTCGACCAGCGCGACAAGTTTCGTGAGGGCGCGACCAACTGGCTGCTCGTCAAGGCGGGTGTTGCCCACCTCGTCGAGAAGGCGGCGGCGCTCAAGGGCGAGACGGTCAAGATCGATCCGGGCGAGTTTCGCGGCGTGCGCAACGTCGACCTGGCGCGCGAGTCGCTCGCCAACCTCGGTGTCAACGTCACCACCCGCGATCCCGACTCGATCGTTCGGCAGGCGATGACCTCGCAGGGCGCGGTGATCACCCAGACCACCAGCGATTTCCCGGTCCTGTTCGAGAATGCCATCCACCGGGTGTTGCAGGCGGCCTATGCCACCACGCCGGACACCTGGACCCGGTTCTGCGGCACCGGCACCGTCGTCGACTTCCGCGATCACAGCCGCTATCTGCGCGGGTCGTTCGGCGCCCTCGACAATGTGAACGAGGCGGGCGAGTTCAAGAACAAGCCCATCCCCGACCTGGCGAAGGAGAAAATCCGCGCCACGACCAAGGGCAACATCATCAACCTGAGCCGTCAGGCCATCGTCAACGACGACATGGAGGTCTTCTCCGGCCTTGCCGTCGACCTTGGCCGCGCCGCCAAGCTGACGATCGAAATCGACGTCTATGCCCTGCTGAACAGCAACCCGCTGATGAACGACGGCAAGCCGCTCTTCGACGCCGCGCACGGCAACCTCGCCGCGTCCGGGACCCCGCCGACCGTCGTCGCCTTTGACGCGATCCGCGTTGCCATGGCCTCGCAGAAGGACATCAGCGGCAACGAATTTCTCGACATCCGCCCGGCGATCGGCCTGTTCCCGATCGGGCTGGGCGGCTCGGCGCGCATCGTCAACGGCAGCCAATATGACCCGGACTCGGTCAACAAGCTGCAGCGCCCGAACATCGTCAACGGCATGCTCGAGAACATCGTCGACACGCCCCGCCTGACCGGCTCGGCCTATTACCTGTTCGCCGACCCCAACATCGCACCCGCGATCGAGGTGGTGTTCCTCAACGGCGTCACCGAGCCGTTCACCGACAGCCAGGACGGCTGGCGCGTGGATGGTGTCGAGTGGAAGGTCCGCCACGACTATGGCGTCGGCGCGGTCAACTATCGCTCGGCCTACAAGCAGCCCGGCGCATAACGCCAACCCGCACCTGAGGGAGTGGGCGGCGCGCCGTCCCTCCCGATTGGGAGATCACCCATGAAATTCGTGAAACTGCTCACGGCGGCTCATGTCGCCGGGGTGCTGCGGCACCCGCATGAGGGCGTGCTGCACGTCAGCGATGACGATGCCGCCCGCCTGATCGGCGATCAGGTTGCCAAGGACGTCTCGGCCGATTTCGCCGATCGCGACACCGCCGAACTGCCGGCCGAGCCGGTCTCGAACGCCGAGCCCGATGCGCCGGCAGCCGATCCCGCCCCCCACCAGTCCGACGTCGCGCCCCCGGCCGCGACCGAGGCGAAGCCGAAGGCCGGCAAGGCCTCGGCGGACAAGGAGTAACCCAGCATGGCACGCAACTATGTGCAGCCCGGCGATACGCTCACGCTGATCGCGCCGCGTAACCTCGCCAGTGGCGAAGGCTTCCTGGTCGGTGGCATCTTCGCCGTCGCGCTGGCGGCGGCGGTTGCCGGCGCGCCGGTCGAAGGGCGTCGCGTCGGCGTCTTCGATGGCACGAAGGCGACCGGCGCGTGGACGCAGGGCCAGAAGCTGTATTGGGACAATACGGCGTTCAACCTGACCACCACCGCCACCAACAACACGCTGGTCGGTGCGGCGGCGCAGGCGCAGGCATCGGCCGATACGGTCGGCCGCGCGCTGCTGACCGGCCAGATCGCCGCGTAACCCATGGACCCGTTCGTCGCAGCGCTGGATGCGCAATTCCACGCACCCGGCTCTGCGGCGGCGGTCTATGATGACGGGGACCGGCCGTGACCCATTGGGAAGCAGCCATGGCAGCGATCGATGCGGCCTTCGCCGATCCTGAGCCGCTGGTCTTTCTGGTCGCTGGTGCTTCCGCACCGCTCGCGCCGTTTCGTGCCATCCGCACGGACGGCGAGGCGACATTCGGCGGCGGGGTATCATCCCCCCGCACGTCATACGAAATCAATCCGGTCTATGTTGCGCAGCCGAAACGCGGTGACAGTTTCACGCATCGCAATCGACGCTGGAAGGTGGAGGAGGCCAACTGGCTCCCCGCCGTCGATCGGTGGGATGTCCGCGTATCCGATGCGGGCCCGGCGACCTGAGCATGTTCGGGTTCACCGCCGAGGGTTTCCGCGATCTCGACCGTCAACTGGAGCGGCTCGAGCGCACCATGAATGAGGATCAGCTACGCGCTGCGCTCCGCCAAGGTGCCCAGCCGATCGTTGATGAGGCCAAGCGTCTCGTGCGCGTCGATACCGGTCGGCTGCGCGACAGCATCATGGCCGTCGATGACCGCGATGGTCGCCTATACGGCAAGCTCAATGGCGGTGACGGCGTGTCCGTCTATGTCGGGCCAGTTGGATCCGATGAGGATGGCGACGTCTATTACGCGAGATTTCAAGAATTCGGCACCGTCATCATGCGGGCCAACCCATTCATGCGCCCAGCCATCGCCGCCAAGCGGCCAGAGGCCGAGGCGCTCGTGCAGGCCATCCTGACGCAAGCCGCCATGGAGGTGCTGCGATGACGCTTGAGGACGCCATCGAGACGCGGCTGCTGGCCTCTGACGATCTGACCGCGCACATTGCTGCTCGCGTCGGCTGGACCCGCCGCCTGGCTGGCATCCCGGCAATCACGCTACAGGTTATCTCCGATCCTCGGCCCCAGCATTTCAAGGGCTTCCAGCCAACCCGGCCGACGCTGGTGCAGCTGGACGTTTGGAGCGCCGATCCGCGAGAGGCTGCGGCGATCCGAGATTTATGCATCGCCGTCCTCGCGCCGGCTGACACCGTCGAGGATGTCCGGTTTCAACGCGCCATGATCACCAGCATTCGCTCGGGCGCGGAGCCAGATCGCAGCGGCGACAGCCAATCCTACGCGGGCGAACTGCACCGCGAGAGCATCGACTTTTCCTTCCTTCACAACGCCTGAAAGGGACAATCATGGACGCCAACGGCAATAGCGAGGCCCAGTCCGGCTGGGGCTCGGGCTTTTTCATGGGGCTAACCGCCTCCACGATGATCGAGATCTCGGAAGTCACCAAGATCCCGTTCGCCGAGGAGAAGGCCGGCACCTTCGAGAAAACGCACTTCAAGTCGCCGAACCGCCGCAAGGAATATGGCGCCGCGTTGATCGAGCCGGGCGAGGACACGTTGGAGATCAACTATATCCCTGGCTCTCCGACGGACCTGCTCCTAACCGCCGCCCACAACAGCGGCGCGCCCTATATGTACGAGGCATATTTGCCCGCGCCTGCGAACAAGTGGTGGAAGATCAGCGGCTATCTGATCGTCCAGTCGCGCGGGCGCTCGGTGCCGATCGACAACGGCATGAAGCAGATGGTCAGCGTGCGGTTCACCGGGGCCTCGTCTGAAGCGAGTGCCACCGCGCAGCGGACCGTCTCGGCCGGGTCGGGCTCGTAATGCGCGGCGAGATCATCTTCGACGCCGGGGGGCAGCGGTACACGCTGTTCCTCGGCAATGCCGCGCAGTGCGCCGTCGAAGAACAGTATGATCGCGGCTTCTTCGCCGTCGTCGCTGATGCGATGCCCGGCATCGATCCGCAGGTCGCCATGGCCGTGGCGCGGGCCATGCAGACGGGCGTCGAATTGTCTCCAGCGCTCGCCGCGAAGGCCCAGGAGGGCTTGCGCAGCATCCGCCTGAGCGTGCTACGCGATCTCGCGTGGCATGGCCTGCGCCAGCACCATCCCGATATCACGCTGCCCCAGGTCAGCGCGATCGCCGATGAGCTGGGCCGTGACGCGTTCAGCGAGATCATCGGCCGGGCGCTGCGCGCGGCACAAGGCGAAGCCGAGGAGGCGGGTCCCGCTCCCAACCCGGGAAAGCCCAAGCCGTCGAGGTCCCGCAAGACCCGCGGCTGAAGACCGAATGGGGCAAGCTGGAGCGTCAATGGGCTCGCTTCGGCCTGCCGCCCGAGGCCTTCTGGACGATCACGCCCGCCATCATGCGGTCGACCATCCTGGGGCGGATCGATGCCCGACGCGACGATTACGAATTGGCCAAATATGCGGGCTGGAAGGCGATCTGGTTCCACCGTCAGGAGCGGCTCGAGCCCTTCGGCGACTATGCCGTGAAAGAGCAGGCCGGGACCGATGGCGAGCGCCAGCGGCCAGAAGAGATGCTGGCCTCGCTGATCAGCAAGGCGGGCAGCGGCGCGCCGATCAATGTCGAGCTGGTGGACAGACCCCGCCCGCTGGGCTGAAGCATCAAAAATGAGGAGGTGGCGATGGAAGCCATGCTTGCCAATCTCACCTTCGGGATGAACGTGCGTGATGAGGCGTTCAAGGCTGCACTGTCTTCGGACCGCGAGGCACTTCGTCAGACGGAGCGCCAGTTTCAGCAATCCGGTGACGGTATGGGCGCGTCCATGCAGGAGGCAGCTGACGCTGTAAACCGCGCGGCGGCGGCCATGGTCAATACATTCAGTCGCACTGTCGACAGCGTGCGTAAGGCTGGGCTTGCAATGACGGTCGCGCTCACCGTGCCGACCGGCCTGCTGGGCAAAGCTGCGAAGGATACGGCCTCCGATTTCCAGACCTCCATGAACGATGTTCGGGCTGCCCTGATGACCGCATCTCCGAAGGAGATGAACGCGCTTCGAGAAGCAGCGCTGGCGCTTGGTCCTGCGTATGGGAAAAGCGCTGTCGAGGCGGCAACTGCCATCGCATCACTGGGCCGCAACGGGATGTCGGCCGCATCGATCCTCGGCGGCGGACTTCAGTCGGCGTTGAAGATGGCGGTAGTAGGCCAGACGGACCTGTCAAAGTCGGCCGATCTTACGACCGACGTTATGAGCCAGTTCAATATGCGCGCAGATCAGACGGCGATGATCGTCGACAAGATCTCAGGTGCGCTCGACGCATCAAAGTTGAACATGGACGATTACCGACTGGCCGCTGGCAATGCGGGCGGCGTCGTTGGAGCCCTCGGCTACACATTTGACGATTTCAATACCGGCCTGGCCGCAACCGCCCCGCTCTTCGACTCCGGCGCACAGGCGGGAACGTCCTATCGGGCGTTTCTGACCTCGCTCGCGGGGAAAAGTGAAGACGCCGTAAAAGCGCAGTCCCAACTCGGGCTGGAATTGTACAAATCCGGTGGAGAAGCGAAATCGCTTGGAGAGATCGCCGACCAGTTGCAGCGGAAAATGGGGAGCCTAAGCGACCGGTCAAAAACCGTTTTCCTGAACAAGATGTTCGGCGATGATGGCGCGCAGACGGCGGTCCAGCTGATCAAGGTGGGCCTGGACGGTGTGCTCAAGGCGCAGAAGGAAATCGGCGCGGTCACCGCCGATCAGAAGATCGCCGTACTGCTCGATGGCGAGGCCGCTGCGACCCAGCGGCTGGCGAGCAGTTGGGAACAGTTGAAGATCAAGATCGGCGAGGCCGGTCTTGTCCAGATCATGACGGCGATCAAGGATATCATGGCGAGCACGATCTCCATGATCGCTAAAGCTCCACCAGCATTTTTCTACCTGTTCACCTCGATTGGGGTCGTAGTGGCGGCAGCAGGTCCGTTGATCACTGCGCTCTCGAGCATCGTCGCGCTTGCCGCTCCAATGATTGCGACGACGCTGCTCCTACGGAGCGGCCTGGGTATGCTGGGCGTCACGTTAGCCGCCGTGGCTAATCCCGCCGGCATGCTCGGCCGCTTGTTGGGGGTGTTGGCACTGCGCGCCGGTAGCGCAATGATCATTGGGCGCTTGGGATCAGCAATCTTCGGCGTATTGGGACCGCTCGGCGCATTGGCATTCGCGGTGACGACCGTGATACAGCTGATGAACGACAATCGTCAGGCCGAGCAACACTATGTCGATGCGCTCGACCAGTCACGCAGCGGTGTAGAGAAGGCGACGCAGCTGGCACAGCAACTTGCGTTCGCGCGTGGCAAACAGCGCGAGGAAACGATCGCGGCAATCAAAGCGGAGCGCGCGCTAGCGGTGGCGCAGCTGGCTACCGCCCGCAAATCGCTGGCGGATGCGCGCCGGGATAGCAATGCGTCGCGCAATCCGAGCGTCGGTCAACGCGTCTATCAGGTGCTGTCAGCTGGTGGCACCGATTGGGACAAGGCCATCGATAACCGGGTGGCGGGGATGCTGGGCGTCAATCTTGGCAAGAACCGGATGGAAGCGGCGCGCAATGTTGAGGCGAGTGCTCAGTCGCTCGGCAATGTGATCGACCGGGTCAAAATTCTCAATGACGCGCTGTCCGAGGCGGCAAAACCGAACCCGACAATTGATCTCGCTTTCGACGACGGCAAGGGCGGCGCCAAGGGTGACGCGGCGCGCGACACCAAGGGGCGGGACGGTGCGCAGGACGAGGCGCGTTATCTTGATGATCTGGGCCGCGCGCGTGTCGATTATCTTCGCGCTCGCGCCGATATGACCGACAGCGCGCGTGCCCGGCACACTGCCGACGTCGCGGCGCTGGAGGAAGACCGCGCCGCCTATGGCCGCCAGGTCGAACTCGACAAGGGCCTGACCGACGCCAAGCGGCAGACGCTGCTCGCCAAGCGTGACGAGGCGGATGAGATCGAGCGCGCGGTCATCGACCAAACCCTGTTCCGGGCAGAGACGCAGGCAACCTACGACATAGCCGTTGCCGAGAATGAAGCGCAGCAGGATCATCTCCGTGCGCAACTCGATCTGGTCGACAGCGTGCAGCAGCGCCGGGACATCGAGCTGAAGCTGCTCGACCTGCAACGGCAGAAAGAGGAAGACGATCTCGAACTGATCCTGGCGACCAAGGCCAACACGTCGTCCGAATGGGAAAAGGCAAGGCTGCGCAAGGATCAGCTCGATGGCATTTATGCCGATCGGCGCGGCTCGGTCATGCGCCAGAACGAAAGCCCGGCGGACGCCTATGGCCGGACGGTGAACGCCTCCGCCGCAGCGATCAACGAACGGGTGCAGGAAGGTGCGATCAATGGCTTGCGCGACCTGAATGCCGGTCTGACCGACGCGATCATGGGCACCGCCAAGCTTGGTGATGCTTTCGAGAACATGGGCAAGCGGATCATCGCATCCCTGCTCGATATCGCGATCCAGCAGGCGGTGATTAGGCCGATGGCTGATGCTCTGTTTGGCAAGGCGGATGCCCAGGGCAATCGCTCGGGCGGCTCGCTCGCGAGCATCGGCAGCTTCTTTGCCCGCACCTTCGGTGGCGGCCGCGCGACGGGCGGGCCGGTCAGTTCGTCCGGGTGGTATGTCGTTGGCGAGCAAGGCCCCGAACTGTTTGCGCCCGGCGTCAACGGCGCGATCGTGCCAAACGGTGGCTTGGCAGCGGGTAGCGGTCGGTCCCCATCCGTGGTGCAACTGGTAGTCGGGGAGGGACAGATGTTCGAGCCTCGCGTCCAGTCGATCTCGGGTGGCGTGTCGGTACAGACCGTCCGCTCCGCCGGGCGGTCGAATGCGATCCGCGCGCGGCAGAGCCTCGACTGATGGCCGTGATCGAGCTGCCCGATTGGGCCGTGCCAAATGGCGCGACCCCGGCCCTGATCGACTTCGGGGGCGTGTTGCGCCCCTCGACCGGCGCGGGGCTGCTGCGCGTTGACCGGCAGGGGTCGCGGTACAAGGCGGGGCTGACCTTTCCGCCGTTTGACGATCCTGCGCATGGGCGGATCATCGTCTCGCGCCTGATCCGCGCCAAGCGCATGGGCTTGCGGGTCGAGTTTCCTCTGCTCGCCCCCCAGCCTTGCGAGGATGCGGTGGTCGACGGTGTCGGGCAGGCCGGGACCGCGCTGAAGATCCGGGGGCTGTTCCCCGGCCGCGTCGTGCGTGAGGGATTCTGGCTGAACGTCGTTCGCGCCGATGGCCAGCACTTCCTGCACAATGTGGCGGGTCAGGTGCTGGCGGACGCGGCGGGCGAGGCCACCCTCCCCCTGTCCGAAATGCTCCGCTGGCCATTCGCTGATGGCGACAAGGTCAAGCTGGTCCGACCAATGATCGAGGGGATCGTCGACGGGGATGAGCAGGCCTGGGCCATCAGCGTCGAGAAGTTCGTCAGCATTGAATTCACCGTCGAGGAGGCGGCCTGATGGATCGTGTCCTGCTCGTCGGGCTGCTCAAAGCGGAACTGCCCGGCCGTACCGTGCTGCTGTGCGACGGCGGTTTCCTGACCTGGGATGGCGAGACCTATCTGTCGACTGACGAAGTGTTCGGGACGGCCGGGGGCTTCGAGGTGCCGGAGGAAGGCGTGGGGGACGTGATCCCCTCCGGCACGCTGACGATGTTGCCGCCCGGATCCGCTGCGGCGATCGCGCTGACCAACCCGGCCTATCAGGGGTCGCGGATGCGATTCTGGATCGTGGAGGTGGACGAGGCGACCGGGGCGGTGATCGGCGTCCCCGACCTCGAAGCCGAATGGCAGCTCGACCGCACGACGATGCGCAGCAAGCGGGGCGTCCGGACGGTCGATATCGCCTGCGTAAGCCAAGCGCAGCGGCTGCTCGGGAAGGTCGAGGGCAATGCGCTGTCGAGCGCGTTCCATTCGTCGATCTTCCCAGGCGAGCGCGGGTTCGACAACGCCACCGGCCTGCCGACCGAGTTCGCCTGGGGAACGGCGTCCAGCCCGCGCGGCACCGTCGCGAGCAACACGCGTGCTTGACCTGGCGCAGCGGGTCGAGGCGACCGAGAAGGTCGTCGCGCGGTTTCGCGGGCGGGCGTTCGACTGGCGCGGGCGGCGGACCTGCATTCATCTCGCTCGGGCGCAGGCACGCGCGCTGGGGCATCGGCCGCCCGCCATCCCCGATTTCCGCTCCGCGCTTGGCGCAAAGACGGCGCTGAAGGCGACGGGCCATGCGACGCTGGAGGCGCTGCTCGACAGCCTGTTTCCCCGCATCGCGCCGGCCGCGATGTGGGTCGGGGACCTGGCGCTGATGGAGGGCGGCGATGGCTTCGACGCGATCGTCATCTGCGCAGGAAGCAAGATGATCGGATATCATGACGATCACCTGGCGGACGGCATCGTCAACCTGATGGGCGTTGGCGAGCGGCCGTTCATTGGGGCGTGGCGGCTGTGAGCGGGACGCTGGGCAAGGTCGCGATGGTCGCGGGGCTGATCGCGCTGACCGCGACCGGTGCGGGTGCTATTGCGGGGGCCGGCTGGGGCATCGCCGGCGTCGGCAGCTTCTCGTCGATCGCGACGGCGGCCAGCATCGCCGGGGCGGTGGCGAGCGTGGGCGCCAATGCGCTCGCAAAGACGCCACCCGCCAAAGGGTCGGTGTCGTCGACGACGATCGGCACCGACCAGCCGATGCCGTTCCTGATCGGAGAGACCTATTATGGCGGCAGCCGGGTTCATCAGATCGGGTACGGCCCGACTATCAAGAAAGTGCCGAACCCCTATGCCCTGATCGTCGATGAATATTCTGGGGCGGGGCCGATCGAGGGTCTGGTCGATGCGATGGCGGACTTCGTCTCGCTAGGCGTTCCCGTTGGCGGCGGGGCGGCATCGGGCTATGCGGCGGGCTTCCTGTGGGCAGCGGTGCAGCGCGGGGCCATTCCGGAACCCTCCGCGCTCCAGCCTCATTGGGCCGGCGCGCCCGGCTGGGGCGCCGATTACCGCCTGTCGGGCCATGCGGCCATCGCATGGTCGCTGCTGTTCGATCGCGATGGCAAGGTGTTCGCCTCGGGCGCGCCGCAGCTGGGGGCGGTCTGGCGCGGACAGCTCGCCTGGGACCCGCGCAAGGACAGCAGCTATACGGGTGGTCAGGGCGTGCAGCGCTGGGCCTCGCCGGCCGACACGGGCGCGCATGACGCGGCGCGCGCGACATGGACCTTCACCGAATGTCCCGGCCTTGTCGCACTGAAATATGCGTTGGGTGTCTATCATCGAGATCCGCGTGTCGCGGGCTCGACCTATCGCAAGGTGGCGGGCGTCGGGTTGCCGATCGCGGGCGTCATCGTCGAGGACTTCGTTCATCTCGCCAATGTCTGCGATGCGAATGGTTGGAAGGTTGGTGGCGTCGTGTTCGAGCCGGCGATCGGATCGTCGTCGACCCGCTGGCAGAACCTGAAGGACATCCTGGCGGCCGGTGGAGCGACGCCGTGTTTTCGCAATGGCCGCCTGGGGCTGAAGGTCAGCGCACCGCGTGTCGCGCTCGATACGATCACCGAAGCCGATTTGGCGGATGACGAGATCGTCGTGTCGTCCGGTCTCGGCTGGGAAGATCGGCTAAACACCCTGATCCCGAAGTACCGGAGCCGTGATCACAAGTGGGAATATGTCGCGTCGACCGAGCCGGTGTCGGTGCCGACCTTCGTTGCGGTTGACGGTGAGGTGAAGCGGGAAGAGCGGCAGTTCAACCTCGTCCAGCAGAAGGATCAGGCGGCGCAGCTTTGCGCCTATGAACTGCTCGACCGGCGCGAGCTTGGCGAGATCGAGATCGTCGTAAAGCCGCGCCTGCGCAAGTATGGGCCCGGCGATCTGCTGATCGTCGATCTGCCGAATGACGGGCTTGTCAATCAGCCGTGTGTGATCATGAAGCGGCAACCGCTGCCGGATCGGATGGCATGGAAGTTCATCCTGTCGGGTGAGACGCCGTCAAAGCATGCCTATGCATTGGGGCAGACGGCCATCGCGCCACCCGTGCCAGCGCTGGGTCTGACATCGGATCTTGATGCGGTGGCAGCCCCGAATGACCCGGCGGTCGATGCCGTGGCGCAGACGGTCGAGCAGCAACAGACCGTTATCGAGCAGCAAGCCGAACTGATCCAGCAACAGCAGGATGCCCTGAACAACGTCACCGAGCGCGTGAAGCGCCTCGAAGACAACGCAGTCGAGCCCTAACCGGAGCCACCCGATGCCAATTACACAGACGTTCACCGCGTCGCGCAATGCGACGTGGGCGCCTCCGCTCACCTATACCTATCCGGGCGGCGCTTTGCCGCTCGCCGGCGCGAAGGTCGCGATGCAGCTGCGCCTCTATCCTGGCGCGGCTGGCGACCCTCTGCTTGCCATCCCGGAGATCGCATACACAGACGTGCGCATCGCAGCCGCGTCCGGCGATAGAGACGAGCTTCGGAGGCTGACTCTCATGCCGGAATTCGCGCCCACCCAACTGTCGACGCTGCCGAACAGTGGCGAGGCTGGGGATAGCGACACCTTCGCCTTCGACATCCTGATCATCTACGCCGACGGGGTCACCGAGATTCTGTCGAGCGGCTCTTTCATCGTCTCGCCTGGAGTGACCCGCCCATGACCCCAATCGACGCCACTGTCCCCGGCCTGCGCGGGCCTGGCCTGACGCCCGAGGATAAGGCTCTTGTGCAGGACGGCGTCGAAGCGGCCGAACGCGCCGATGAAGCCGCGACAAAGGCCGAGCGGTCGATGACCGCCGCGTCGATCGGCCCGGCCGCGTCGGACATCGCCCTGGCGTTGGGTCCTGACGAGGGCGGCGCGACCCCGGCCTGGATCGATAGCGTCGGCAAGCTTCACGCCGTTCTTGCCGACGCGGGGGCCGTGATCGTTCTGACGAACGGGATCGCCAGCGGGTATCCTGACGCCGACGGCTATGTCGGGCAGGCACGCGATGTCACGGGCACCCCGATCGATCTTTTTGCGCCCTTCGCGGTTACGCTGATCGGCGATGATGTGACGGTGGTGAACGCGTCCGGTCGCGCACTGGTCACCTATGGCGAAGGTGCGCAGAGTGCGCCGTCGCGCTCCGGTGACCGTATCGCCTGGCTGGACGCCGCAGGCTCATTCCACTCGACCGACGCATCCGTCCGCCCCGATCTCGTCGGCATGACGCGGCTATTGCTGCTGTTAATCTATGGCCAGTCCAACAGCGTCGGCGGGGACCCGATGCCGGGACTCGACCGGCTTCCGCTCGATCCCGGTCGTGCGCTGATGTTCTCGCGGGGGCTGGTGCCATCGGACGCGAGTGCGCCCGTGCCCGTCACGGACGCCGCCCTGGGACGGATGATCGACCTGACCGGCCCAATCTATGACGGGAACGGGGCGGTCGGTTTCCGCGCCGCCCATGGCTATCTGGCCGCGCTGCCAGCCGATACCGCACTGGCTGCCGCGAACTCGGGCGTGCGCGGTCGCGCGATCGCCGCCTTGAATGTCGGCACCGTGCCTTTCCGCAATCTGATCAAGACGATCGTTCGGGCTGCGTTGCAGGCCTGGGCGGCCGGGGTCCCCTTCGCTGTCCCGGCCATCGTCTATGTGCAGGGGGAAAGTGACTTCGCTACCGCGACGGTGGACGGCTATGCCGCCGCCTTGGTCACGATGCGCAACGGCGTCCGCGATGCGACGCGCGCCATCACCGGCGACAATGCGGCCGATCCGCCCATGCTGATCGTGCAGCCGTCCAGCTGGACCGTCTCAAACCGGACGACGTCGGCCGTCCCGCTCGCGCAGATGAAGGCGATGATCACCGACGCGACCCGCTTCGCCGTGATCGGGCCGATGTATCATCTGCCCCATGAGCCCACGAGCCCGCTGCATCTGACCAGCGAGGGCAACCGGCGCTTGGACGAGATGTGCGGCGACGCGCTGGCGCGGCTGGCGCGCGGGGCCGATGCGGCCGGGCTCTATGCCACCGGCGCGTTACGCAACGGCACAGCCGTGACCGTCACCTGCCGCCTGCCCGAAGGCGGCGCTCTCGCCATCGACACGGCCCGCGTGACCGATCCCGGGCAGATGGGCCTGGTCTATCGTCAGGCGGACGGCTCGGCCGTGGCGATCAGCAACATCGCGGTCGCCGGCGACAAGATCACCTTCACCTTGGCCAGCGCCGTGGCGGGTACGCTCGGCTTCGCGCTCGAAGGGACGGCTGGCGCGAAGGCGGGCCCGACCAGCGGCCCGCGCTGCCCCATCCGCGACACCTTCGGCGCCATCTCCGCCGATGGCCAACCCCGCTTTAACTGGATGCTCCAGCATTCCCTCGCCGTCGCCTGAAAGGACGCACCATGACCATTGGACGCTTCATCACCATGCCGGAGGGCTTTCGGTGGCCCGCTTCGGCGCGTGCGCGCATGCCGCGCATCGACATCTCGACCGGCGCGCAGGATCTCGCGCGGCTGCTGACCACGCTGGGGGCGGTGAAGGTCTTCGACCCGGCCGATTTCCAGCCTGCGTCGCGCAGCGTCATCGACCGTCTCGACGGCTCGACCTATGCACCCAGCGACGCCAACGGCGCCGCGCCGACGCTCTCCACGATTGGGGGGCAGGCGGCGCTGACGTTCGTCACGACCGGGTCGGCCCAGACCAACACGCGGCGCCTCGCCAATTTGGTGGCCCGCTCCGCCGGGTCGTTCTCGATCGCGGTGGTCTGGTCCGTCGCGGCTGGAGTAACGACCAGCGGCACCGCACCGGTCCTGGTATCGATCGGCAATGCAGCGGCGTTCTACCTGAATGGCGAGCTCAACTTGACGCTCGACGGCAATGCGCCTGCGATCAAGACGGGGGTACAGGCAGGGGCCCATGTAGGCATCATGTCCTACGACGCTGCGACGCGGACACTCACCTGGGTCGACGAGACCGGGACCGTCTCGGCGATCGGCACTTATGACAGCCCAGCCCCTGCGGGCCTGAACATCATGGGCAATTTCGCCGATGGCCGTGACCTTGGCGGCATGATCGGCCGGGTCATCCTCTTCAATCGCGCGCTGCATGACGCGGACGATGTGAAGGGCAGCGTCGCGGAGCCCGCCAAGGCGATCATCGACGTCCTGCGCGGCCTCTACCAGCTGTAACCCGCAAGCAAATCGTTACTCGCCGCCCTGCTGGTTCGCTGCCTCGGCCCGTTGGTAGGACTCCGTCGGGGCCGGGAGGGCGGCCTGCTCATAGATTTCAGTGGGCGAGGCCGTCGAACCCACGCTGTACCGTTCAATCCGAGTCGAGATACGGTTGTTGATCCGGTTGTTGATGCGCCGTGCGTTGAGTGAGTTCGACGTATCGGCCGGATTAAGAAGCCGCGCGCCATAGGCGGTTGACGGTATCACTCCGCGACCGAGTGGTCTGAGCCGACGCCCCAGATGCTGACAGGGCGAGAAGCATCAAAGCTGCTGCATGAGAAACCTTCATGCGGCCCCAATACCACATTGGAGTTCACAGGACATGAGCAATAGCAGCTTCGCGGCCCGTGCGGTTGCGGACGGGCCGGCGACTGTCGCACCCCCGTCGTTCGACGGTCATGGTTGGCTGGTCGCGCTCAATCTGGCGGTGATGACCTTCGCGACCGTCGCCGCGCTGATGTTCGCCGTCGATGCGATCCGCGGCTGGCGTCGCAACCGCGCGCGCGACCGCCCCTCGCACCCGGTCTCGATCTGGCGATGGGCTGGCTTCTGCTTCGCGACTGGCATCTTCCTGACCCGTGGATCCGATGCAGTTGTGCTGTGGAACTGGGACACACGCGATCCTGCGGGCACAGGCTGGTGGCTGACGTTCCAGCGCTTCGTCGATCCGCTCGCGATGTGCTTTGGCCTGACCGGGCTGGCGCTGCTCTATCTCTCAGCGCGCGGGATGGTCGTACAGCTGCGGCGCCGGCCGTTCCCGATCGACATGTGGTCGAGCCTGCCGATGCTGAAACGGCCCGCGTACATCGCGCTGCTCAGCCTGATCGCAGCCATTGGCGTGGTGACCACGCGATGATCTGGAAAATGGGGGCGACCATGGGAGCATTCATCCCTGTAGCGGCGGCCGCAGTCGCGCGGGACGCGGGGGCGACCGTTGCGACGAGTTCGCCCGTCATCTGGCACTTCGCCGGCTATCCGTTCGAGGCCGGCAGCATGATCGCCGCGCTGTGCGCGTGCATCGCGGTGCGCTTCTATATCGCCCAGACCGACCGCCAGAAGTATCGCTGGACGGTCGATGCTTCGGTGACCGTCCTCGCACTGCTGTTCACGGCGGGAGCGGTGATGCAGCTTCGCCCCGATCCGGCGCTGGCGCTGATTTATGGAACCGGCCTGGGCGCGCTCGGCGCCGGCATCATCGCGATCGCGCTGAACTTCGTGCAGTCGAAGCTGCCTGGCACTGACCAGCCCAAGACATAATCGCAGGGGCTGCCATCTGGGAGGAGAAGCAGCCCCTGCGGCCGGCGGCAACCATCGGGGGACGGTGCCGGCCTGTGGCTCCCCTATCCCGCGCCGCGCCGCGTGTCTCCAACAAAGGATAAACGAATGGACGTTGCAATCGTGCAGCGCCGTCTTGGCGTGCGCGCTGACGGCGATTTCGGGCCGGTGACGCTGGCTGCGCTGCTGCGGAAGCTCGGCGCGCCTGCGGGGACGGCCGCGCCTCTTGCGGGTGGTGTCGTGGCGCTGGAGGGCGCGGTTATCCTAGCCAGTGGTCTGCGTCTGGCGCATTTCCTGGCCCAGGCGGGCCACGAGACGATGGGCTTTGCCCGCATGGTGGAGATGTGGGGGCCGACGCCCGCGCAGCGGCGCTATGAGGGGCGTGCGGATCTCGGCAACGTCCGCCCGGGCGACGGCTTCCGCTATCGCGGTCGTGGCGTTCTCCAGATCACCGGCCGCGACAATTACCGACGATTCGGCGCGTTGATCGGCGTCGACATCGAGGGCCAGCCGGACCGGGCGGCAGAGCCCCCCATCGCGATGGCGCTGGCGTGCGCCTATTGGACCTCGCGGCGGATCAACGCTGCTGCTGATCGCGATGACGTCGAGGCGGTGACGCGGCTGATCAACGGGGGCCTGAATGGCATTGACGATCGCCGCCAGCGCCTGGCGCGCGCGAAGGCGATCCTGCTGTGACCGGCGCCACGCGATTGCTTCGGTTCTGGCCGGCAGCGCTAGTCCTGCTGGTCGGGCTATGGATATGGCGCCTCGACACGCTGCGCGCCGATTACCGTCAGACGCTGACCAATGAGCGCGCAGCATGGTCGATGGCGATCGCAGACAGCGAGAAAGCCCGGTCTGCTGACGAAGCGCGCTTCGCCCGCCAGCAAGCCGCCGGCGCCCAGACCTATGCCGCCGCGCTGGCCGCCCGCCAGCCCCTCATCATCCACTCGAAAGACACGGTGACACGCTATGCTCAAACTGATGCTGGTCGCGTGCTGTGTCGTGCAGCTGACCGCGTGCGCGACATCGACGCGCTCGATACCGATCTCGCCCGCGATACCTGGACCACCGGCCGAAGCGGGCGAGCCGTGCCGGCCGACACCGCAGCATCGCCAGCCGGACGGTAGCGCCAGCGCGGCGGACGACGACGCGACGATCCGCGACGGCCGGTTCGACCTAGCCGACTGTGACGCCAAGCGCCGCCTGCTCTGGGATGCTTGGCCGCGACGGGAGGGGTGACGCGGTACGAATGATCCTGTTCCTCATCGGCCTGTTGGTCACCACGCCGGCGGCTGCGCAGGTGGTCATGGACGCGCGCCCGGCCGCCACGAAGGCGGAGGTCGACGCTATGCGCCAGCAGGCGCAGGCCGCTGCCGACGCTGCATCACAGGCGGTCAAGCCGGGCGACCTGTCGGCGGCGATCAGCGCCATCCAAGCGTCGATCCCCCGCGCGCGAACGACGACGCCGATGCAGGAGGCGGTGGGCGGGGCGGCGGGCACGGCCGGGACCTATCTTCCTGGCGACGCGCAGGCCCCGCGCATCACGCGCGCCGGCACGGTGCTGACCAGCACCAGCAATGGGTCGTGGTCGATCACCTGGGCCGTGCCGCTGGCCGCCGCGCCGGTGACCCTCCCGATCCCCATCAACGCGACCTCGACGCCTGTCGTCTGCAATGTCGCCACCAGCACGGCGAGCGCCGCGACCGGGCGCTGCTGGTACAGCCGGACGTTGCCGGCCACCCTGACCGCCGTGACCAGCCTCATCAGCTATGACGTGTTCGGCGCGCCGGCCAACGGGATTAGCGTCCAGGTGCTCGCGATCCCCGTCACCCAATAACCGTTCCAACAGGAGAAGACCCATGACCCTGCTTCGCTGGGCGGGCGCGATCGCGCTTGCCTGTCTCCTGGCCGCGCCAGCGGTCGGTCAGACGACCTATCCCAAGATCATCGCGCCTTCGCCCATCGTCCCGCCCCAGGGTGTCGCATTCGCCGATACCGACGGCTCGACCAAGATCGCCAGCCCCGCGACGCCGCTCCCGGTGGCCGGTCGGCAAGAGCTGGTCACGCTCGCCACGGCGAACACGGCCGCGCCGGCCGCCACGCTGTACGGGGGGACCTATATCCTCAACCAGGCGTGTTCCGCCTATGGCTCGGTGACGCTGCGCTATCGGTCGCCGGACGGCGCGACGATGCTTCCGCTGACCACCAAGAGCGCGCCGGACAGCGGCGGCGGCTCCACCATCCAGTTCGGTACCGCCCAGGTGGTCGATGTCGCCCTGAGTGGGACGACCGGCTGCAATGTCACTCTGTCAAGGGTCCCGTAATGCGCAAGCTGTTCGCGGCGCTTGCCGCCTTCCTTCTGGCCGGCCCGGCGGCGGCTCAGGTCAATGTCCCCCCGTCCGCCCCAGCCGGCGCGCTGGCCAGCCCGGACTGGCCTTATGCGCCAGCCGATGGCGACAAGGGGCCGGCCGTAGGCGGTCGCGCGTACCAGCGCTACCGGATCGCCACCCCGACCGCTGTCCTCGCATCGTTCGATCAGGTCGCCCGTCTCACCGGCGCGCCGGGGGAGGCCAGCGACGTTGCGGCCGATCCGCTCTATGGCGACACCCGCCTGACCGTCACCTTGGCGTCTTTCAACACGATCCAGCTGAAGCCGGCGGCGGCAATGGCGGCGGCGGTCAATGCGACCGGTCAGAACGTCCGCATCTGGACGAAGCCGCTCGCGAACGTCGATCCGCGCCTCGATAGCTATAAGGTGCGGCTCTATTCGACCGGCTCCCCATCCTCGCCCGGGGCAAACTATCACGAGTTCAACTTCTCCGGCCTCATCCGTGAAGGTCAGAAGAACGGGGAGCAGCGCTGGGGCTCTTTCGCCGCGCCGGTCAGCCAATTTACGGCTGTCGGGACCGGCGCTGACCTGACGGCGGTGACCTGGGCGATGGTCACGATGCAGGCCAATTCGTCGTCGGGCCTGACGATCGCCGTCGGCAATGTCGAGCTGGTCGCCAACGGCCTGAACAGGGCGAAGATGATCATCAGCTTCGACGACCAGTTTCCGAACACGATTGCCTATGCCTCGCGCGCCATGGCGCGTTACGGGTTTCGCGGCGTGCTGTACGTCTCGCCGGCGGTCGATACCGGTCGGACGAACAAGCTGACGATCGCGCAGCTGAAGAACCTCCACGACAATCTCGGCTGGCAGATCGCCAGCCAAGCCTGGTCGACTGAGAACAATGTCGGTGCTGGCGGGATCGACGTGATCAGCGGTGACCAGCGCACGGTCGAGATGGCTAAGCTGCGCAATTGGCAGAATGCGATGGGCCTGTCGGGCGGCTCGACCGGTTCGTATTTCAGCAATGTCGGGTCGACCGACATGGTCGCCTATCCGATGTTTCGACAGGCCTTCCGATCGATGCGCGCCTATTACTTCGGCGAGTTCAGCGTCATCGAGACCTACCCTTGGGCTGACCCAATGCGCATCCGTGCCATGGGGGCCGGCGAGTTCCAGTGGGGCAACAACGCTGCTATCTACACGACCTATTGGAAGAACCATGTTGACCGCGCCATCGCGCAAAAGGGCGTCGGATTTCTGGTCTTCCACGATGGGCTCGGCGGCGGCCTGTCCAACTGGCGACCGGCGTTCGACCAGCTGCTCGCCTATCTCGACGCCAACCGTGCGACGATCGACGTCGTGACGGTCGAGGATCTCGAAACGCCTTAA